TTCTTGAGATTCTTCAACCAATGGAGACACACACAAGAGGGTGAGCCAGATCTTAATACTGCAATGATTGCATTTATGACGGATGCATTTAGCCGAGACCATAACGCTGCAATGTGGCGTACATCTTGGTTCGCTGATAAGAATTCCGCTTCACCGCTTTTTAGTAAGTTTGACGGGTTCTTTACTCAGGCTGAAGCAAACGCATCTCAGGTAATTGATATTGCCAAGAATGACGCGCTTACTTTTGCAGAACAAAAAATGACAGGCCAAGAGGTTTACGATACTTTGGAAGCTATGTACTTAGAGGCAGGAACCCAATCTTGGTTTGACCCTTCTATATTAGAATTCAGGGTAACACGTGCAATGGCAACAGCCTTGGTTACTTTCCTTAATGGATTAAACGATCTTAAAGGATATAACTGTGAATGTATAGACCCGAATACAGCTACTCAATCAAGAGTGTTTATGCTCAATGGGCTGCGTATTTTCGGAATACCTATTATGGTGCACAATGCCTGGGACGGAGTAATTAACGGAACGACTGAATTAAACGGAGGTGGGGGTACTGCTGCAAGGGTAAATCCAAACAGGGCAACCCTTACATATAGAAACAACCTGTTAATAGGTACTTCACAAATTGAAGCTCTTGAAAGTATGGATGTTTGGTATTCCAAGGATGACAAGAAAGTTTACGTGGAAGGAAGTTCTTACTTAGGAGCTGGGATTCCAATGAAGGACGAATACATACTAGCAATTTAAAAAAAACACAGAAATTATGGCAGTATTACCATTATGTGCGAGATTGGGAGTAGGTCAAGATATTAGCTGCGTGCCTGTTCAAAGAAAGTACTTTCAACAGGCAGTAGTTATCAATAGAACGGACATTGCTGAATATACAATCAACAAGACCGACTATGACACTGCACCCGAAACGCCATTATATAACGTAGAATTTACCCTAAAGGCTGGGGCACAAGGTTATCGTTTTTCAGGTTCTGAGAATGGATCTATTTACTTTGGCCGGTACAATAAATCTACTTCAGATTTAGGTTTGCCGCAGTATTCGCACGAGGTGCAAATGTTGGTAGCCGGAGCAAGCGAAGAAGCTAAGGCTATTTTAGAATCTTTGGACAAAGGTTCTTATGTAGTCGCTATGCAGTTTGGCGATGGCACGGTAGAAGTGTATGGAATTCAAAACGGTGTATCCACAGGAGACTACACTTATTCAATTCAAGAAAACGGAGGGGGAACTCCAATAGTATTATCAAGTAATGATGGAAGCCCGGAATCTTCCCTTCCATTGGTCTATAAGTCAACTGTGGCAGGCGATGAGGAAGCGGATTTTGATTCTGCCTTCGCTCAACCGGCAGCCTAATGGATTTAGACGAATTTATTAAATTAGAAACCCATAAGGTGCGTAACAGCGAAAGTCTTATGGGTTTTTATTTGGAAGAATTTGAACGTATCTTTGGACGTAGACCAAACTGCGCTGGTTGCACCTTCAAAAGCGACTGGAAGAAATTTATAAATAGAGTAAAATCAGGTGGAGACACCAAAATAAATAAAGTTATGGCAAATAAAAAGAAATCATTTTCATTACAGCCCAGGCACACAAACACAATCTTCACTTATCTTAATGATAAGAAACGTCCGGTTAGAACTTACGGTTTTAATATGACTGAAGATTTTGCAAAGCAGTATCTTTCAACGGGGAATAAAGCGCAAAAAGAAGATCGCAAAAAAGCTTTTAAAGTTTTGCCAGGGGAAACATTCATAAAATCAGGAGACGGCTTGATAGAATTATCAAAAGCAACCGGAAAAGATATGGATGAGTATGCGGAAGCCAATGATATTGATTTTGGCGAAGCTACCAAGGTCGATGAAAAAAGAGAAATCATAGCAAAAGAACTGTAAATGGCAATCGTTAAATCGGTAAGAGCTAAACTATACGAGTTGTATTCCCGGGTAATAAGTGTTGACGAAAAAGACGACAGCATTTACACCAACGGGGATAACAACCTGTACCCGTACGAATTGGATAGAGCCATTAACAACAGCCCCACAGCTAAACGGGCTAAGACTATAATGGCTAACTTCATTTCGGGCAGGGGCGTTACTAACGATCGTTTGGTTAATCCTAAGCGAGGTTTATATCTAAGCGATTTAGTCAATGATATTGCTAATGAAATAGCGGGGCAATACGGTTCGTTTATTTGGATTGGGTATGGATTTAATGATGACGGCGACTTAGTGAAAAAGAACCCAGAGGTTCTAGACTATGCTAATTGTCGTGAATCGAGAGAAGATGCCAATGAATATCCCGGTAGGATTTACTTGAAAGATTGGGCTGCTAAAAAAAGTATGTTCGGTAATCGAAAGAAAGAAGATAAAGAATGGTATTACCCGTTCAACGATAACCCTGAAATTGTAAGGGCTCAAATGCGTTCCGATGCAGCTAATAAATCAGGTAAGGAAAAGGAGGATGTTACTATTGAGGAGATGGTAACGAATTATAGGGGGCAAGTTTTCCACTTGAATTTAACAGAGCGTTATAAATATGCTCTAAGTCAATTCGATTCCGTGTTCAACGATATGGATTCTGAATATCGATTTTCTTTGTATGTGAATACTCAAATGAGAACCGGATTCTTAGGTAAGACTATATTTATTACGCAGGGATTAGATGAACAAGCGGAAGAAAACACAGGAAAAGACCTTGCAAAGTTCTTAGGAGCTGAAAATTCAGGCAGTTTGTACTATCTAAATGTAGAAGAAGCGGAGAAATTAGATAATGTTTTGAAAGTTGAGCAGTTAAAACCTCAATTAGATGATAAATTGTTTGTCGAAAACGATAAGAGAATCCGAAGAAACATCTTAGGGGCTGCAAACAACCTACCGGAGCCGTTAATATACGCAGGGGAGGGAGCTTTATTCGGCACTTCGGCTGATGCCTATACCGAAATGAAACTATTCTACCAAGAGCAAACGTTAAATGAGCGTTCGGCATTGGAGAAAACCCTTGAAAAAATAGGGTTCCCAGCTAAAATAATTCTAATAGTAGAAGAGGATAAAGAGAAAATATCATCTGGCGGCGAAAAATCTGAAGGACAACTAAAAGCACAAGCCGCTTTGAAAGGCAGCGTTGGTGGCGTCCAAGGTATTTTAGGGATTCAAGCATCTTATGCACAAGGCAAAACTGATTTCGAGAGTGCTATTACTATATTAGTTGAGATCTATGGTTTTACGAGAGAAATATCCGTTGACTTATTAGGAAGACCAGACGAAGATCCAAAACCAAACTTAGAAGAAGATGGCAAAAATAACGAGGAGTGATATTGAGAAGATAGGGCAATTAGGCACGCATTGCGACCAGGAAAAGCTTTACTTGGCTATTTCAGAAGCTGAAAACTTTGATATGCCTGATTTGTTTTGCGATTTCTGGAATGATATTGTAGAGAACTGGGAAGAAATAGCATACACCGACTTAATTAATGGCTCTGCATACGAAGGCTGCAATGGAACAAGAATCCATTCCGGAATAAAAACTATCTTATCTTATTATGCGTATGCCCGGTACACGGTTTTAAATCAATTCAATGACACACCAAGCGGTAGCGTATCGAAAACAAATGATTTCTCAATGCCTAAGCCGTTAAAGGAGATTCAAAGCTTTTCAGACAAATACAGATCGATGGGCTATGTAGAATTTGAAAGAACAGAAGCCTACCTTTGCAAAAACCGAGATTCATTTTCAAGCTTTCATTCCAATAACTGCAAAGGTTGTGGCTGCAATGGCATATGCGGGGATAAAACAAACACCAAAGGCTACGGGCTTTCCGGTAAAATAATTTCAAAATATTGAGTTGCTTAGATATACATAAGGGTACAGATTTTAAGTGCGATAATCCAGACACCCGATATTACCAGCACCTGGTATTGATCAATAAAGACGATGTATTAGCTCATAATATAATCAGTCAAGGCGACCAACACCGTATATTATTTGCATTAAAAGAATTAAAGTCGGGATTTAGATATTCCGGCTCCCCAGATGGAGCTGCATTAATTCCGAATTTCTCCAAAGAAATTGATGAGAATATTCCCCAGTATTCTCATTACGTGCAGCTCCCTCTTTTCGGGGCAAGCGAAGAAAAAAAACAGATACTAAAAAGATTGGACTTCGCTAATTATTTTGCAGCGGTTCGATTAACTTCAGGATTAGTTGAAATATATGGTTTTGAGAATGGCTTAACAACGGATGACTACACCTATTCTTTACAGGAGAATTTCGGAGGTTCAATAATTGAATTGATAAGCCGGGATTTAGAAGATGACATACCTTATATTTACCACTCGGACACCCCAGGATTAGATTTCGAAAACTTATTCGAGGGAACAGAACTGGGGCAGTTAGGAGATTTTAACGAAGACTTTAACAATGATTTTCTTATAGGATGACAGAAGCACGAATTATAGCGCGAATAGAGCAGTTTATTATTGAGAATGGTAATCAGGAGATTACCGCTAATATTCTCAGGCCTATACTGATTTCTATTACCAAGCAAATTAATGACAAGGTAGGCGAGTTAGATCAGTTGAATACTGCGGATCAGTCCTCAGTTGTAGCGGCTATAAATTCACTAATATCCGAGTTCCCGAGTGCAGGGAATGTTGTTATACACCCAGGGGAGAATAATCCAAACAATATACCTCCTACAACTTTTGAAATTACAGATTATTACTGGCAAACAGCGGCAGGAGCAACGGTTGCGTTGTGGCAATACAATGGGCAGTCTTGGGTGACTATTTCGGGAACGGTTTTAAAAACAAGAACCGAGAAAGTAATTATCGAAGATTGGGATAATATTGTTGTCCCACAGGTAGCAAGACAAGATGATGAGGTTTTATTTATCTTTGCTCACAAGCCATTATTAGGCGGCAACTTTGAAAAGTACACGTGGATATATGACGATTCATTAGGTCAAAACTTCTTAATATCTAAGCAAGCGGTAGATGGGCAAACTTTCAATTATAATTTAGGGGAGATTGGAACGCAGAACATTAGTGATATTGTAAATGCTTCCAATTCTTTTTCTCTAGATTATGGACAGGCTATTGTCTTTAAAGCGAAGCGTAATGGCGTGGATCTAGCTTACATCTATTACGGAAAAGAAACTGAAATAGGAAGTGGACAATACCAAACCAATGAAAGCGAATATTGGGAGATTATAAAATATTATCCGAGCCGAAACATAGCTGATTTCGTACCCAACGGTGGTAACACAACCGACACCGGGCAATCTCTAAGACTTGCTATTGATGCGAATGGGATTGAAATAACAGCACATGACCTCCGAATAGGCGAGGTGGAAGGCTTAGGATTATTCGCTAACCAAGCATCGCAAGAAATATATATTAAGAATGCCTCCGGAACTACGTTAAGCACCCTTTCAGTAGCCTTTTTGAATAACGAGGGAACTGTATTCTCTTATAATGACGTCACCAAAAAATTAGAACTAAAAAACGATCAGGGAGATTTGTTAGCAGAAGTTCCCGTAAGTGCCTTTGTTGGCAATTTGGCAGCTAATTTATCTTTGAATAGCAATAAATTAAGCCTTAAAGATTCTGAAAATAACGAAATCAGTTTTGTAGAATTTCAGATAAGCAATATTAACGGCTTACAGGATGCTTTGGATAGTAATGAGCAAAACATAAACACTCACAAATCTAAAACCGATAATCCACACCAAGTTACAGCTTCGCAAGTAGGAGCAGAAACAACTGCTGAATTAAATGCACGTGATGCAGCAAATCGAGATAGAGCAAATCACACAGGTAAACAATCAGCGTCAACAATTACTGAAAGCACAGCTAAGAGATTTGTAACTGATACCGAGAAAGCAACTTGGAACGATAAAGAAACCCCACAAGGCGCACAAGATAAAGCAGATGAGGGCGACGCTTCGACATTGGCAGCTGCGAAAGCTTACGCAGACGGACTTAACGACCCAACAGTAGACCATACCTACGCAGACATCCCTGCAATGTTAGCAGCTCAAAACGAGCAGTTAGAAGATGATCTCATCAAAGTAGAAGATGCAAGTGCAGATTCAAGGATAACCGGAAAAGCCTATTATTTTTATAACGGAACTACCGCAGGAACTCTTGAAGATTACCATTTGTTAAGCAATTCAGAGGTTGCAACCTTAACAGCCCAAGCCGTTATAGATGCTTTGGGATATACGCCAGCTAATGAAGCAACAGTAACTTCTAACTTAGCATTAAAAGTTGATAAAGTTGCAGGTAAATCGCTTATTGCTGATACTGAAATAACAAGGCTTGCAGGAATAAATGATAGATTTAAAGGGAAATTTACTACTACAACACAATTTCCATCTTCTGCAAATCCTGGTGATTATGTCCAATTAGATGAAGGAGCAGCTTTCCATTTAAAAAATTATAATTGGGATGCCGAAGATGGATGGGTAGTTGGTTCTACTTCAGGAACAGGAGCTACTAATACAGATGAATTAATAGAAGGGAATAATAATTTATATTTCACTGGAGCAAGGGTATTAGCAACAGTTTTA